TTGAAGATTTTTTTCTTCTAAAATATAACCTTTGCCAAAGATGTCTGCAATTATAACTGCCTTTATAATCAAAAATATCATAAATACCAAAATTAGAGTTTTCACCACTTATTGACATTTGTAATATGTCTTCACGCCTAAATATTTTACCCCTAGCAGTATGTCGCATTAACCTTTTACAAAAGTTTCTACTTGTTTTTATTACTGCTGGTTGTCCAGAAGCTGGTACATATCTATATCTTATTTTTAATAAAGCATATTTATTATCTTCTACACTTGACTTGTTTGGTGTGCTATTAATAGCGAAATTTCTTTTTATTAAATCTTGTTTACTTAAATTTACATCAGCACCTTTTACATCTTCTACATCAACTAAATCGTAATCTTCTAATAAATCATCTTGGTCTTCGCCTTTATCTTCTAAATAATCTAATATCCTTTCACTTAACTGCTCACTAATAACTTGTTTACCATCGTTTTTAAGCGATTTAAGAGGTTTTTTGTCATTATGGAGGTTAGTATCATCTGAGTTAGAGTTCTCTTGATTTTCGTCCTCTATGGTGTCTTCTTGGGCTTTTAATGGTTCGTAGCCAAGTTCTTCACGAATTTCATCAACTGTTAATACTTCTTTTAATATATCAGTATCAAATTTAGACGTAATTGGTTCTGCTTGTTTAACAGCAATAGGTAAGTGAAAACCATTTACTTTTAATAATTTTGTAAAGCATTTTAATAATACGTTTTGAAAAGGTTTTATAACTGTATTACTGTATAGTTCATGTGCTTGTAATAGTTCATTTCTACCGCCTAATTGACCTTCCGTTTTTACTCCTAATAACATCGGACTTGTAACGCGGTGACCTATCATTATATTTTGTACTGTTAATTCATTTAATACTGTATATTGCTTATCAGCTTGACTTAATTGTATCGGTGTCAAAGTAGGTTCTTTTTCTTTGCTTTCACTAAAAGTTAAAACCATACGTCCTGCGTTTTTAGCACCAGTAAACTTTTTAGCTATTTTGTTTTCTATCATTCTACGTTCTTCGTCTGTTGGTACACCATTGTTAAAGTTAATCCAAAAACTAGGGGCAAAGCCATTTGCTATATTGCTTAAATGAAAATCAGAAATCATTTCGTCTGTTAATATCCAGTTAGTACATGACTTATAATCTGGTGCGTGGTAAATGTCTAAACCAGCACTATATAAACCGTCATATATAATACCATTTGGGTTTGTTCTATCGTTCATATTAAAAGCTGGTATCGGTTGAGGTCTATGTTCTTTTTTTCTGTAATTATTCCAGTCGTTACTTATCCAAAAAGTATCAATTTCGCCTTTCTCATTCATTTTGCCAACCCTTAATTTTTCAACTGGTATATGATGCATACCAGCTATGCTTGTCCTGTCTTTTGACCAAATAACATTAATAGCAAAACTACCTTGTAATTTTAAGTCAAAAGCACATTTAGTAAAAACTTCGTGAAATTTAGTATTATTTATAAACTGTTTTAATAAAGCATACTGTCCGTTAGTTTCGTCAGCGTCTATAAGTATATCTTGTCCAGCTATCATTGAACTGGTAGCGTTAACAATCGCAGAGTGTGTAGAACTTGAGTTATATAAATCTATCAAAAACTGTGGGTATAAATTAGCATAGTCACCTACTCCATAATTTATCCAATCGTCACCAGCCCTTTCAGAAATTTTAGGTGCAGATTGACTTTCTAAAAATACTTGCATTAATGGACTTAATACAGGTTTGTTTTTTTTAAGATTTGTTTTCTTTTTCATATTACGATACCGACCATTTGTCTTTTAAATGTGTTGTTAAATTACTTACTTCCGTAGCGTCTAAAGTTTTATTATAAACCCCTATTTCACCTATAAAACCGTTTACTGGTGAAGCACCACTTGACAAACTACCTATATGAGCTATACCTAAATTAGTTTCCGCGTGTGTGGTTGTGCTTGTTCCTTGACAAATTAAAGCACCATTTTTATTGTAAACTTTTATAACTTCTGAAGCGTCTCTTGTTAATACTAATATTTCTTGGTCTGTTCCTACTTCATAATCTATTGAACTATTATCTGTATTGTCTGTTCTGATATTTACAACTGCATTTGTACTAACACCGCCTTCGCCATTACATCTTAAAGTTATATTTTTTTGATTATAAACTCCAAACTGATTTACACCTCCACTTGAACCACCTAAAAATGTATCTGTATCACCAGTAGCACTTATTTCATAAACCACAAATATACTAAAAGTTTGTCCTGTTGTTGTATAAGTGTTGGCTAAATCTAAACTATCATCAAGTGTTGTTGAACCACTTTGAAAATCTAAACAATTTAAACCCATTTCAGAAGTATTAAGTGTTGGGTAATCATCTGCTGTTGATTGACTTAAATTGTAATTAGAACCACCCAAACCAGCGTTAGCAAAAGAAGTAACATTATCTCCTGTACTACCAGATATTGTACTAAAATCATACCACAAATCTAAATTAGATATGTCGCTTGGTGAAAAAGCACTACCAAGTATTCTTTGCCTTGTTAAACTTAATCCTATTCCTAACCTCATTACCCAGTAGTTA